TTGGACAGGTTACTGGTACTTTTGCAGATGCGCTAAACTGGGCGCAGATGTCAGCGGATCAATACAGAGATGTACTTAGCCGCAATCAAAATGCGCTTGCGGCTTTTAACACTGAGATGGATGATTCTGGGAACATCGAGGATGCGTACAGTGCTGCGCTTGCAGCTTGCAGTGACCAGACAGAACGTGCAAACATTGTGACAAGCACTTTTGCAAGCATGGGGCTTGCTTCTGCCGGAAAAGCGTGGCAAGACACAAACAAATCCATTGTGGATGCCAACAATGCAGAAGCGGATTATGAAAAAGCCACGGCAAATCTAGGGAAGACTATTGAGCCGATCACAACAAAAATCAGAGCAGGATTTTCGCAAGTCGTCGAAAAAATCGTGGAGCTTGTGCAAAAGGCGGATTTTTCGAAGGTGGAGTCTGCGGTTGACACTGGTTTTTCATTCTTGATCAATACAGTTATTCCGAAAATTGTAGACGGCGTTACTTTTGTGGTTGACCACAAGGACAGTATTCAGTCTGCGATCAAACCAATTGCAGGACTTGTACAGGCGGCATTCACTTTTCTGATCACAACAGTTCTGCCAAAAATTAAAAATGGCATTGACTATGTAGTTGATCACAAAGACAGCATTGTTTCCATGCTTACACCAATTGCAACTGCCGTCAAAAATGCCTTCTCTTTTCTGATTGATAAGGTCTTTCCTGCAATCGAAGCAGGGTTTGGCTGGATTATTGACCACAGGAATGAAGTGCTTGCTGCAATAGCCGGCATAGCTGCTGCATTTGTGGCGTTCAAGGCGGTTACAATCATCCAAGGCATTATCACAGCTTTTACAACACTGATTGGCGTGATAAAGTCCGTTGGCATCGCACAGGCAGCACTAAACGTTATTATGAGTCTTAACCCTGTTGGACTTATTGTTGCAGCGATTGCAGCACTTATTGCAATCTTTGTTGTTCTGTGGAACAAGTGTGATGGATTCCGAGAGTTTTGGATGAACCTTTGGGAGAAAATCAAAGATGTTTGCGGAACAGCATGGGAGGCAATCAAAAATTTCTTTGCTGCTGCGTGGGATAAAATCAAGGAAGTGTGGGACAAGGTAAAGCCATACTTCGAAGCGATTTGGGACGGAATCAAAAAGGTTTTCTCCGTTGTTGCCAAGGTCGTTTCTGGATATTTTAAGATGGCATGGAAAAACATCAAGGTTGTTTGGAATGTCGTTGTAAAATATTTCAAAACAATCTGGGAAAATATCAAATCCATTTTCGCTGTTGTAAAGGATGTGTTTTCCGGAGATTTTTCCGGAGCGTGGGAGGAAATCAAAAAGATATTTGGACGTGTCGGAGAGTTCTTCTCCGACGTCTGGGATAGCATCAAGCAAATCTTCGCAAATATTGACGAGTTCTTTGGCGGAGCGTTTTCAAAGGCTCTTGATAAAATCAAGGGCGTGTTCCAGTCTATCGGTGATTGGTTCCAAGATCACGTGTGCCAGCCAATCAAAGATAAATGGGAAGATTTAAAGAACGCATTTAAAACGGCAGCAAACTGGGTGAATGACAATGTATTTCAGCCCATCAAAGATTTTTTCCAGTCTGTAGTAGATTTCTTCCGCACAGCGTTTGAAATCATTGGGCAGCTCGCAGAAGGCTGTTGGATTCTGATCAAAACAGTGTTCGGAGTTGTAAAGGATTGGTTCCACGATAATGTCATCCAGCCGATTGCGGACAAGATAACCACTGCAATCGATAATTTTAAAACCAATATGTCGGCATTATGGGATGGTATCATTGCCGTTTGGACAACTGTTTCAAGCTGGTTCAAGACAAATGTTATTGATCCAGTAGTAACAGCATTTACAACTGCATGGGAATCGATAAAATCCGGGGCGGAATCGTTATGGAATGGCATTGTTGCAATTTGGATAACGGTGACAAGCTGGTTTAGCGAGAATGTCATAGAGCCTGTCAAAAAGCTCTTTACTGCCATGTGGGAAAAGCTTAGAGAGGGCGCATCGAATACATGGAACCGCATCAAGAGCATTTGGAGTGCGGTAACAAATTGGTTTGACACAAGGATTGTAAAACCAGTAAAAAATGTGTTTACAGACATGTGGAATAACCTGAAGAATGGTGCATCAGATGCATGGACGGGAATTAAGAATGTTTTCTCGCACATTGCGGATTGGTTCAAAGATAAGTTCTCGCAAGCATGGCAAGCAGTTAAGGATGTATTTTCCACCGGCGGCGAAGTGTTTACCGGCATTGTCGATGGCATTGAAGAAGCATTTAAGAATACCGTCAATGCGATTATCAATGGTATCAATCATGTCATTGCGATTCCATTTAATGCGATCAACGACGCTTTGGATACCATCCGGAACGTGTCGATTGCAGGGATCCATCCTTTTGATGGGTTGATTTCTCGGTTTGATGTGCCACAGATTCCGCAGCTTGCAAAGGGCGGTATCGTAAACAAGGCGACGCTAGCGCAGATTGGCGAAGATGGTGAAGAAGCAGTCCTGCCGCTTGAAAAGAACAAAGCGGGTTTGAAAAAAATCGCATCGTTGCTTGCAAAAGAGATGGGCGGATTTGGCAGAGGTTATCAATCCGGCACACATGGTGGAACTGTGTATAATTTCACACAGTATAACAACAGTCCGAAAGCACTGTCTAGATACGAATTGTACAGACAAACCAAGAACCTGCTTAGAGCAAGAGGTGATGCATAATGTTTTGCTTAAAAGTTGAGAATGCCAGAGGTGAAATCTTTGAGCTTACTCATGATACCAAAAATTATGCCATCGTACATGTAGACGGACTTACTCCACCGAAATCATTGATAAACACAAGCGTAGGCGGTGGGATGGATGGGACTTTTTACAACTCTGCTAGAGTGGATCAAAGAAACATTGTCTTAACGGTGGTGCTCAATGGCGATATTGAGGGGAATCGCCAACGCTTGTACAAAATGTTTCCGCAGAAATCGCCGTGCATCATTTATTTTTCCAATGCAAATCGCAATGTGAAAATAACTGGATATGTAGAGGCGATGGAAGCAGACCTCTTTGTGCAAAGAGAACAGATGCAGATATCACTCATATGCCCTAGACCTTTTTGGGAAAGCCTTGAGGTGCTATATCATGAGTTGTCCCGCATTACAAAACTTTTTGAGTTTCCGTTTGCCATTTCTACGCCTATTCCGTTTTCGGAGATACTTTCCACACCTTTATGCACCATCAAAAATGACGGTGATGTGGAGTGCGGATGTGTGATCACTGTTGAGATATCAGATGCGGTGAGCGATCTTAAAATATACAACATGACGACCGGAGAACTATTCGGGTTTGATTATAACTTTATCGCTGGTGATGAAGTAACGATCAGCACTGTATCAGGCAAAATGGGTGTGTCGATGAAGCGAAGCGGTGAAACGATTAACATGCTAAATTATGTGACATCTAATTCAAGTTGGTTTCGCCTTGCTCTCGGGGATAATGATTTTACATTTCGGTCAAAGGGCGGCGCTGACGACGTGAGAATCAAGTTTGCAACGTCAATTTTGTATGGAGGAGTATGATGGTACTTTATGTGTGGCAGTACATCAATGGAATATATCAGAAAACAGCGCTTATTGATTATGCATCCTCCGTGATATGGGTACAGCGATTTGTAGATGCAGGAGAGTTTGAATTGTATGTCCCAGCATCTCGGAAGCTTCTGGAACTTTTCACCGACCAGACGATATTGACAAGAGCAGGAGATGATGAGAATGCGATGATTTTTGAAAAGATGTCATTGACAACGGATGATGAGAACGGCGACTATCTAACGATTACCGGTAGGTCTATCGACAGCATTATAGAGCGCAGAATTGTGCCGAAACAAACAAGCTTTACAGGAACGGCAGAAAATTGTATTCGAAAGCTTATCACGGAAAATATCATCTCTCCAAGCGATTCGAATCGAAAAATTGATATCTTTTCTCTCGGCAATACAAATGGGTTTTCGGAAAAAATTGACAAGCAGGTAACTGGAAAGAATCTCTTTACGACAATCAAAGAAATTTGCCAAGCAAATGAATACGGGTTCAGATGCCGTTTTGTTGGCGGCAGAATCGTTTTTGAACTGTATAAGGGGACAAATCGAAGTACCCAGCAAACACTTGTACCACCGGTTATCTTCTCTCCGCAATTTGAGAACCTTGGAAAAACAGAATACACAAGAGACACCACATCCTTGTATAATGCTGTGTATGTTGCCGGAGAGGGGGAGGGGAAAGATCGTGTAATCGTGAAGCAAACGCTGGTACACCGTGAGGGACTGTATCTGAGGGAACTGTGGGTGGATGCACGAACAACATCAAGCAACGCAGAGGAAACGCTGTCACCGGCAGACTATCAGATTTTACTCGGCATGCAGGGCGCAGAGGAATTGGAGAGCACCAAAGAAACCGTTGAGTTTTCTGGTGAGATGCTGGATGTGAATCAGTATCGCTACGGTGTTGATTACAACTTAGGCGATAAAGTGTCGGTTGTTAATGAATATGGTATCAAAGGAACAGCGATTGTAACAGAAATTACAGAGGTCGAGGATGAAAACGGCTACAAGATAGTTCCGACCTTTTCAGAATGGAGTTGATAAAATGGCAGTAAAGTTTGGCTTTTTTAATTCGGTGAACCATGACCGGCAGTATGATGCGGATGACATCTCAAATTATTATCTCAAACTGATTTCCAACGGCGTTTTTGCAACGCCATCGGACAATATGCAAGTACAGGCATCGCAGGGCATGACAGTTCAGGTAAATGCGGGATGGGGATTCATCAACTGCAAGTGGATTGACAACAATTCGCCTTATTTGCTGACTTTGGCAGCTGCCGACGTGGCACTTAACCGTATTGACAGAGTTGTACTGCGTCTCAACCCGCAGGAGGCGAAGCGGAACATTGAGATTGCTGTAAAGCGTGGCACGACTGCCAAAACACCCACTGCGCCTGCTCTGACTCGTGAAGATGGCGGTACATGGGAGCTCTCTCTTGCACAGATTTATGTAGGTGCAGGCGTGACTGAAATCACACAAGCGAAGATCACCGACGAGCGCCCGAAAAAAGATGTATGCGGCTGGGTTACAGGGTTGATCGATCAGATCGACACAACAGAGCTTTTTGCGCAGTATGACAATGCTTTTTGGGCATGGTTTAATAAAATTAAAGAAACGGTTGCCACATCAACACTTATCCGTCGGTACACGCAAAAATATGTGACTACTGGTATAACAGAGCGTGTGCCTATTCAGATACCGCAGTACAATGATGCGCTTGACGTTGTGAATGTTTATGTGAATGGCATGAAGCTTACTCCGATTGATGATTATACCATCGACAGTAAGTGGATTGTGCTGAAAAGCAAGCTCGACGTAATCGGAACGCCGGTGGAGATTGAAATCTTAAAGTCTGTAGATGGCTCTAAGGCGGAAACGGTCATTGAAAAGGTGGAACAGCTTGAAGCTGAGGTGCAGGAGTTACAAAGCACACAAACGACAGCGATATGCGATGTGTCACGCCCTTCGAATGATTATTATGTCACTTTTGAAGATAGCAGTGGTAAGAAGAAAAAGATATCCACTAATCCAGTTGTATCTCCTTGGTCACAACCATATACAATTGATAATCGTGTCCCAACGTACTCTGGCGGATTGATTTGGGCAGGATGCGATTCTGTAAAGGAAACGCCAACTGAAAGTGAACTAATTTGCGTAAGAGATATTCAGGTAGAATTTGTGAATAGTTCTGGGAGTATAGTCACCTTCAATGAGGTTGGAGCAAACAAAATCTTTAGCCTTAAAAGCGGAGCTGAATTTCGAAAATACACTGGTAGTAGCACGTATGCAATTGTTGGATTTCAAGACAAATCAGGCACGGTTGCTTTACTGGATGATATCCCCGCAGCTGCCACAAAAAGCCAAGATGGCTTGCTGACGGCAGAAGACAAAAAGAAATTAGACGATATTTCATCGACGTATCTGCCTGTGTCCGGCGGTGCAATGACCGGCAACATCGACACCGCAGCCAATCAAACAGAGATCATCGTCAGCGTCACCAAATCAAGCAGCGCATCGCCTACTGTTGTTGTCGGCGGTATCATGGAAGCAAACGGGGCGATGATTGATCAAGTGCCCTTGTGTAAATCGTTTATCGGGACATATAAAAATGCATCGAACAGCACGTACTATAATATCATTTCTACACGCCACAGAAATGGATATGATGACGGCAATAGGCGAGGAATGATTATATATTCTGATATGGAAGCTGCCGGGAATCTTCGCTGGAATAAGCAGGGCAGTGGTGGCTTATGGCAGGGCGTGCGCACGTTGCTGGACAGCGTTAACTTTGCCAGCACAATTTCCACACAACTGACAACAGAGAATCTGGACAGTTTAGCAATGGAATTGTTCACGCTGTACTATGCAGACACGAAAAACACCTGCACAAACACACCTGTTGCGAGCTATCCATTTTTGTTGCTTGCAAGCTGCATTTCAGCTTCAGCAAAATTCCAAGTTGCATTTTATCCGCATAACAATAAAATTTATATGAGAAGCTTGGCTTCTGGTGCGTGGTCGGCATGGTCGGCGCTTACATCTGCGGCAAGTGCAACAAGCGACAGCACCGGAGGACAGCCAACAGCATGAAAAGAGTGATTTAACATGAATGTATTGGAAACGTATCTTGCTAAGATTGCGGGAGAGTATGATGGTGATTTACCTGGGGCAGACAGCAGATTGACAGAACTGTTGGCGAAAATCGCAGAGAACAGCAATTCTGATGAGCCGGAAGATACCGGATGGCTTCCATTTGATGTTGAGCATATTTCCTCACATGATATGGACTATCATTATTTTTCACCTTCTTGCGGCTTTCGAATTGTTGGAAACTATATTGAAATATATTTTTGGATTACAATCACAAAAAATATTGCTTCTTCTAGCAGCGATCCGCATCGCATCTGGGTCGGAAATGTTAAACAAGATTTTGCGTCAGAAAAAGATGTTTATTTTCACGCATATAAGACAAAAGGATCGAGTGTGTCATCGGGGGGACAACTTGCCTGAATATTTTGGAGTGATATCTTCAAGCCAAAAGCCAAACCCCGGAATATTTATAACGGTTCCAGAAGCAATCGCTACTGGCGATACGTGGCACGCTCACTTTGGATGGTATTTTTAGAATGGAGGAGAGAGATTGGACTGGACAGAGATCATCACCGCCGGCATTGCAGCGGCAGGTGCTGTGGCAGGCTCTGCGCTGATGCAGAGCAAGACAACCGCAGTATTGAAAGAACGCCTTGACGCACTGCGGAAAGACGTGGAAGTGCTGTCAAGGCGTGTGGACAAGCACAACGGGGTTCAGGAGCGTGTCCTGCTCGCCGAGTGCAAAATCGAGGAACTGGAAAAGGAGCTGAAGAAATGAAAAATCGGAATTGGAAACAGTGGCTGAAAGCCGCCGGCATCCGGGCGGTCAAGACTATGGCGCAGACTGCTGTTGGTGTCATTGGCGTGGCTGCGGTGATGCAGGAGGTCAGCTGGGTGATGGTGGGCAGCTCTGCGCTGCTGGCAGGTGTGCTGTCCGTGCTGACAAGCGTGGCGGGGCTGCCGGAGGTTGAAGAAAACGCCTGAAAGGAGCTAGAAAAATGACGATTACCAATCAATATCTGACACACAATCGCCCGTACACCAAGCGGAGCCGTACCGATGCAATTGCGATGCACTGGGTGGCAAATCCGGGGACTTCCGCCGCAGCGAACCGAAACTACTTCCAGAACACTTCTACCGAGGTGTCTGCCAACTACATCATTGGCTTGGTCGGCGAGGTGATCTGCTGTATTCCGGATGGGGAGGTCAGCTGGTGCACCAATCAGGCGAACAGCTACACCGTAAGCATTGAGTGCTGCCATCCGGATTGGACTGGCAGATTCAATGACGCAACCTACAAGTCTATGGTGGGACTCACAGCGAGCCTGTGTAAGAAATACGGGCTGCATCCGCTGAAAGGCGGTGTGATCCGCCATTTCGACGTCACCGGAAAGAATTGCCCCAAGTGGTTTGTGCCCAAGTCCAAGGGCGGTTCTGATACAGAGGATGCCCAGCACTGGCATAAGTTTCTGGCGGATGTCGCAGCGCAGATGGGACAGGGCGTAGCAGCCACAAAGCCGTCCGGCTCTGCCGCCACAAAGCTCCGCTACGACTGGAAGCAGGGGCAGCGGGTGCAGCTCTATAAGGAGAAAACGCAGCTTTTCGCCAATGAATCTGCGACGACACCCGCTAGCTACCTGCCCAAGGGCACATACTACATCTATGACGGCAAGTGCTGCCGAAACGGTCGCTATCGTGTCACCACCAAGGCGGGGTATTGCGGCAAGACACCGGCGGGGAAGTATGTCACGGGGTATGTGAGCGTGGACAATTTCCGGGAAGTCTAGATACCGACTCTCTCAAATCGTGCCTTGATTGAAAAGAGAATATGTATGCGAGAAAAGCGCTCTTGAACCTCACCGTTCAAGAGCGCTTTTTGTGTTTTTCAAGAAAAAGAATTCGCAATATTCATATAAAGTTTTCAAAAAAAATATTTGTGAGACATTATATGTATTGACCGATGAGGATAAACATGATATAATACAATTAAGGCAGAAAGGGTATATTCTGAATTGTTATTGAGTATAATACTATGATAGGAGGCGTTAGTATGAAAAACATTAAATTGAAGCTTTTTCAAATTTGCTCAAAAATTGTAACAGTTGTATATGATGAAACTGTTGAATACTACGCTTTCCTGGAAGAACAGTATTGTAAAGGATATCGTCAGATTATTATACCGTCGATTTTAATGGTAAAAATGATAAAAATTTTTTCGGCAATATATAATTTAAAGATATACAATATAGAATTTACCGAGGAGGATGAGGAACTTCTTGAAGAAGTCAACCAATTGATTTTTTCAATTCAAAACAATCCTGCTTGTGTGTGCTTATTAACCGATAAATTGGAATTTTTGTCGAATGATTCGTCTATTGATATAAAGCGTATATCTTTTAAGGGTGTAACAAAAGATTCCTCGCCAATTGATTTGAAAATTCAATCTAATGGTATAGTGATTGTAAATGAAGGTGCAACTGAGTATGCAAAAGCTATAATTAATCCAATAGTTGAACGAGGAATATTTGGATGAAAAATAAGCACATCAATCGTGTGTTCAAATTAATGATGAACTTTTTAACAATTGCAATGCCGTTTTTTAGTGCGGTGATTGGTGCGATAATGTTCTGCGTAGGGGAGAAGCTCCATGTAGGGGATGTATTTAAAAAGATTATTCCTGCTGCTGATATGGCGCGTGATGTGGGTATAACAGCATGTATAGCAATTGCGGAATTGATTTTGAACAACTTATATAATTCGATCGTTAAAAATTGTATTAAAAAGCAGATAATTGAATTTATATTTTATCCGCCCCATGAGAATCCAATAATTGAAAATAGTTCTTTGATTAAAATTATTGGTGAATCAACTCCTAAAATCAATGTGCGAATCAATGTTTCTGCATATAGGAAAAAATGTAATAAGATGAAGCTGATAGTTCCAGCAGCTAAATTTTATACAATGCAGCTGGAAAAGCCGAGCAGTTTTGCAAAGATTGATGAAAACGGAAGTTTGATAGTTGATATTGAAGAATTGTTTGGAGAGCAAGAGTACATTAACATAAAATTGGATTTCACTCTTTTGTTCATTAAAAACGAAATCGGTGAAAGCACATCGGATCTGAAAGCTGACGTAATAAATGAATCTGTTTTTACTGAATTTACGTCAAACAAAGCCGTAGTAGAAATAAGGTGATATAAATGTCAACAACTAGATGGAAAGATACAAGGGTAGAAAATATTGAAGAGGCAATCAACTCTCTTATGGCTCCTATTCCTGATGATGAAGACACCTCAAATATTTCACGCAAAAATTGGAAGATGGTAAAACTTTTTTCCAATAATGAGACTATCACATTATTGGAGAAAAGTGTTGAATTTAATATAGTAAATTTTTCATATGATAAAATTACTAATACAGGACTGGAAAAGAACAGGGTTCCGCAGACTGGCTTCATTATAGTGTACAGTATTGAAAATCAGGTTAATTATATTATCAATAGAAATTCTGAAGCAAAACTCATTCTTAGAAAAATGCTGTCATATAATGGGAGAAATGAGATTGACAATAATTCCTTTATGATTGACAGCGATTTCTTCTTGTGGTTAATCAATCGCATTTATTATGCAAATAATGAGATTGATGTTGGAGAAGAGCCATCTTCCGTTTTGAAGATAAATGCTATAAAGGGTTTTCAAGGTGATACAGAAGATAGTCAAACTACAGTGACTGCTTCTGGTGAATCTGTCATGAATGTAATTAGTGTCTTATCGTTTTTTCTTGAAAGCAGGCAATTGAAAAAAGTATCCATCGAATTAAGTTATAAAGAACATCTGAAAATTGATGTCGTCATAAAAAGCGGTGTGTTAGATATTAATTTAATGTCTTATATGGGAGAACTTGACTCTAAGAATATAGATGAGAAAAAAGCAAGTCTTTTTCTGCTGATGTATTTGCATATAGTTCCTGTGCTAATTCAAGAGTACAGCACTGATAAGGAAAATGAACTATGGAACATACGCCGTTATGTAGATTTTATTGAAGATGTTGCAGATACTATTGCAAAGAAAATTGAGGATAAGAAAGATTCTATTAAGCAACTCAACAGTTAAAACAATTTTAAGCTACACAAATTCTTTATAAACAAAAATAGCAGCGACGCAACAGATTTTTTGACTGCGTCACTGCTAATTTTCGCTTTATCTCCACAGCGAACCTGATTCTTTTTTTCACGCTGTTTTTTTGCGGAAATGTATGGTTGTACATAATACTGCTTGTTGACTCCCGCAACCATAACTGCACTGCACAAATGATACAATTGTGCAGTGCTTTCTTTTTGGAAAAATGCCGAAAATGCGTGG